CCAACCAATAGCCACAGATGGCAACAGACCCCCAGCCGGCGGTGGGGCAAAACACCGGCAGCAGGCGGCGGCTGAACTCCTACACGGGGAATCCCACCTCTAACTACCGCGCGCCTGCAATCCACAGCACAGAGGCATGGCCGCCCTGTGTGCCGCCCATCTTAGGATGGGGAACGCCCGTGTCGAACCCCCTAACCTGCTTGCGGGGAAGCACGTTAAACAAACTCAGGAGGAGCAGGAGGGTTTAGCGGTTTGGGTGAGACAAAACCGCCGAGCGGGTGCGAAGCCCGCCCCCAACCAACAGGAGCAACCAAATGAAATCCCGCATCGCCGCTTGGACAGCGGCTATTTTTATGGGCGCGGCCTTTGTCGCCATGCCCACCTTAGACAGCCAAGACCAGTATTTACAAACAGCCCAAACAGAGACCGCCGCCGAACGTGTAGCCAAGCTAGACCGGGAAGCTGAACGAGAAGCCTCCGAACTGGCGCGGCAATATCAAGAGATGGACGACGTGCAGATTATGCGCGGCGTGGTGTATGAGCCGGAGGGAAGGTAATGCACATTATCCAACGCAACGACCACAAACGCGGCATTGCCACTGTGTGCGGAGAAATGCGCTATATCCAAACCCAACGCACACCAAAAGCGCTCCATTTATGGAGCCTTGGACGGCACAACGTGAGACGCAGCGTAACTGTATTTATGGAGCGCCAATTTCCAATTGACGACACTGCGGCCATCGAAGCGCACAAACAGAAGCTGCGCCAACTGGACGAGCAAATCCGTACCAACCCGCACCAGAACTACCCCGCCGCCATCAAACGGACAGGGAATAAACGGAAAGATTAGAAATGAGCAAAAGCCAAGAGTTAATTGCAAAGCAACACCCCATCAGCGCGGGCGATATTCTAGGCATGGTTGCCGGCCTTGCCGCTGCTGCCATACACATTTATGAAACCGAGCCAAACGGGAAACTTAGCCAACTGTTTGCCAACGAAGGCATCCCGCCCACCTATCAACTCATTAAGCCGATTGTGCAGGAGTCCAAGCAACTAATCGAAGCGGGCGATGCTGAAGCAGATGACTTTCTAAAATTCGTTACAGCAGTCATCTCGCTACTGGACAAAGCCAACAAAAAAGCAATCGAGCTTGGCTTATCCGATGCAGTGCCACCGACCATCCAATAAATACCGGAGCTAAATCATGACCCACAACACCCAACTGACCCCCGCCCAAAAGGCACACCGCCTGAAAGACTTTTTCCAAGCCCCCGCCGTGCAGGCCAAGATGCGCGAACTGCTGGACAAAAACGCCGCCAGCTTCGCCACCAGCGCCATGCAGATAGCCAACAGCAATCCCATGCTGCTAGATGCCGAGCCGATGAGCATTTTCAACGCCGCCGTGATGGCCGCCACCCTGAACCTGCCCATCAACAACAACCTAGGCTTCGCCTATATCGTTCCCTACCGCAACAAAGGGAAAGTGGAAGCCCAGTTCCAGCTTGGCTACAAAGGCTTTATCCAGCTTGCCCAGCGCAGCGGCCAGTTCGAGCGCCTGGTATCCCTGCCTGTGTATGAAGCCCAGCTGATAGAGGAAGACCCCATCAACGGCTTCAAATTCGACTGGAAACAAAAACCGGCAGAAAACGAGCAGCCCGTCGGCTACTACGCCTATTTCAAGCTCATCAACGGCTTTACCGCAGAACTGTATATGACCCGCGAACAGGTGGCCGCCCACGCAGGCAGATACAGCCAGTCCTTCAAAAAGGGCTACGGCGTATGGGCTGACAACTTCGAGGCGATGGCGCTCAAAACCGTAACCAAGCTGCTGCTGTCCAAACAAGCCCCACTGTCCATTGATATGCAAAAGGCCGTGCTGTCCGACCAGAGCGTGATTAAAGACGTAACCGGCGAGCAGTTCGACTATATCGACAACCAGCCAGCCGACCCCGTGATGCTGATGCCGGTGGACGATGCCTTGTTTGCCACCCTGAAACAAAACATCAGCACCGGCGAAATCAGCGTGGAGAGCGTGCTGAACGGTAACTACGACCTGACCCCCGAACAGAGGGCAGAGATTGAGAGCTTGTGATGCTGATCCGCTGTTCCGCCATCCACAAAATCATCGGCCTGCCGCGCAGTAAAAACGACAGGCTGACCCAGACCGCCAAAAGCCACCTTATCGAGCAGGCCAAGCAGGAACTATTCGGCGTGGCCGCTTTCGACGGTGCCAAGTACACCGAAAAGGGCAACGCATTAGAGCCGTTCGCCATCCAAGGCAGCGGCCTGATACGCGGCAGGCAGTACGCCAAAAACACCGAGCGGCGCGAAAACGACTGCATCAGCGGCGAATGCGACATTCACGACCCCAAGCATCGCCTCATCATTGACACCAAATGTAGCTGGGATATTAAAACCCACCCGTTCTTCAAAGAGGAGGCTGATCGCAAAGTCAAGGAAGCAGGCTACGACTGGCAGATGCAGGGCTATATGTGGCTGTTCGACTGCGAGCAGGCCGAGATTGATTTTTGGCTGTTCCCCTGCCCGGAAGACCTGTTGGGGCAATACGGCGACCCCGAAAAACTGATTGATGCCATCGAGCGCATCCCGCTGCGCAGGCGCGTAACCACCGTAACCGTCAAGCGAGACCCTGAAGCCATTGAGCGCATTCAAGAGCGTGTGGCTGTTTGCCAAGAATACTATCAACAACTCATGCAGGAGCAATCCCAATGCTGAACAAAGTCATCCTTATAGGCCGCCTAGGCCGCGACCCAGAAACCCGCTACATGCCCAACGGCGATGCTGTGTGCAACTTCTCCATTGCCACCAGCGAAAGCTGGAAAGACCAGAGCGGGCAGAAGAAAGAGCGCACGGAGTGGCACAACATAACCCTATACCGCAAGCTGGCCGAAATCGCCGCCCAATACCTGAAGAAAGGCAGCCAAGTATATATCGAAGGCCGCATCCAATCCCGCAAATACACCGGCAAAGATGGCATCGAACGCACCGCCTACGAAATCGTGTGCAGCGAAATGAAGATGCTGGGCGGCAAAGCAGAGGGTGGGGAAGGGCAGCAGCACACGCCGCCGCCGCCACACCATCAGGCTCCCGCTGCTCCAGCGCAACCCGTAGACGATACGGACGGAATCCCGTTCTGAGTCTAGGATATAAAAATGACTACTTATCTTTTCGAGATTAGGGCAACTGATAAAGGGATGAAAGTTGAATACCCAACAAAATTTGACAATTATCCCGCCACAAACTTCACAGAATTAGTTGCCTTATGTGCGGCCGTACTAACCTCTTCGTTTCTGAAAGAAATTAGTGCCTATATCGAGAATGACCCAAAAGAGTTTCTGGATGCCGCGCTTTCAATAATGAAGAAAGTAAATGAAGAATTTAAAACTGACGGCGAAGTCCCGTTCTAGGAGCAACCATGAGAAAGCGTGATATTCAAATTAAATCCCCTGATGGGGAAGTATCCATGGTGGATAAGTATGAATTAATCGACTTAGCAATTAACAAAACGGCAGCCGTCAACATCCCATTCATTCTTCTGAAGAGGAAAGCTATTGAAGCTTTAATGAACGAAGGATATGAAATTACAGATGAAAGCGAATGCCATTTTTAAGGAGCAACCATGACCCATCAATTTAAATTCGGCGACCGTGTGAAGTGCTTTCCTACGCCGGAATCGATAGGGGTAGTGCTATCGGAAGAAGATGAATACGGCTATGTGAACGTGATGTTTGACGATGCGCTCGAAGTAGAAGACTTCCCCGTTTCCGGTTTGGAGCTCATTCCCCATCCCGACACCGCGCGTATCGATTGGCTCGCCGCACAAGATGACATCGACATCACACTAGGCAACACCGTCCAACTAAAACCCTGCCTGCGGGCGCATATCGATGCCGCCATGCAGGAGCAGGCAGCAGAAGCAGAGGCTACCTGAAATGCCATCCATCCTAGACCCCTGCTGCGGCAGCCGCATGATGTGGTTCGATAAAGCCGACCAGCGCTGCCTGTTCGGCGACGCCCGCGCCGAAACCCACCTGCTTAAAGACCGCCAATACCTGCGCCACCTCGAAATCCGCCCGGACGTGCAGCTCGACTTTACCGCGCTGCCGTTCCCGGACGGGCAGTTCAAGCTGGTGGTTTTCGACCCGCCGCACCTTGTACGAGCCGGGAAAAAATCATGGTTGGCCAAAAAATACGGCCAGCTCACCCAAGACTGGCGCGACGACATCAGCCAAGGCTTCGCCGAATGCTTCCGCGTACTCAAGCCAGGCGGTGTGCTGATTTTTAAGTGGAACGAAGACCAAATCAAAGTGCCGCAGATTTTGGCGCTCACGCCGCACCAACCCCTATTCGGGCATCCCACCGGCCGCCACGGCCGCACGCATTGGTTTACTTTTATGAAGGAGCAATCATGACTCAAACATTTACCCAAATCCGAGAGTGGGCAGAAGCCCGCAACCTTATCAACGGCAGCGACAGCTTCCGCCAACTTGCCAAGCTTACAGAGGAGACAGGCGAACTGGCTGCCGATATTTCCAAATGCCGACAGCGCGCCAAGATAGCCGACAGCATCGGTGATTGCGTGGTAGTGCTCACCATCCTTGCTGCCCAGCAAGGGTTGAAAATCGAGGATTGCATCGCGCAGGCCTATGACGAAATCAAAGAGCGCAAGGGCGTAATGAAAGATGGCGTGTTTGTGAAAGAGGAGGATGCGCAATGACCCCCGAAAGAATCAAGCGGGAGCGTGAGGCGTTTGAGGCGTGGTACAGCCGAGCCTACCTACCGACCACAGCGCACGGCAGAACGTTTAGCAAATACCAAACTGGCACTTATCGCCTACAGCATGTGCATGACGCATGGCAAACATGGCTCGCCCGCGCCGCACAATCCGAATGGATAAGCGTGGAGGATAGGCTGCCTGAATACAAAAACGACAGTGAACAGTTTTTGATTATGTGTCAGTGGAAACGTGAGCCCAAAACATATTTTTATAAAACTTCTAGATTATTAAAAATGTTAGATCACATCTATTTTGATAGTGAGCCGTGTGGCGCAGCCGTAATCTACTGGCAACCGTTTCCCGCCCCACCCACCACAAACCCCGCCGCGTAATGCGGCTTTAATTTTGGATATTGGAAATGACACTCAAGCAAAAGAAAGCCATCAACAATTTGCGTGAGGCTTGGAAAATCTATCAGCAATGCCTGCGCGAAAGTAAAGAAGCAGATGTTAGAGCCACGCGAGATGCCAGAGACTTGGTTGATTCTGCAATCCAATATGTCATGGATTGCACCGTATATTCTCAGACAGAGAGGTAACCATATGGCAGCACATAAACACGCAGCATTGATGCTGCAATACGCACAAGATGCGGCAGAGACGGATAGACCGTGGGAGCGGTGGGAGTGGCGGGGCAAGAGCGGTGATGAGTTTTTAACTTGCTGGCAGCACCCTAGCTGGAAGCTAAATCATGACTACCGCCGTAAGCCGCAGGTAATCCGTGTAGGGCGGCATGAGTTTCCGAAGCCGATTACAGAAGCGCCTGAAGAAGGAACTGACTATTTTTATATTGATGTGGGAAATACTTGTTTTGAGGTTAATGGTAGTATTTGGACGGATGACGTTAATGATGTTATGCGGCTTGAAAGTAATCGCTTACACCTTACCCGAGAAGCCGCCCAAGCCCACGCCGCTGTACTGAACGCAATCTGCCGGGGAGACGTAGAATGAACTCATGGCTCATTGACATCATCCATGCCATAGACGGCATAGCCAATGCCGTCTTTTGGTTTTGGTCTGTGTACTACGCGGTGCACATGATTAAATTTCGCACCACTCCCGGGCTGAAATTGCGCTACAGACTGATGTATGCCCTGTCTATTTTGGGCGTGTTATTTATCCCAAGCAAAGCCACGTTGGAGATATTGATTCACTAGGCCGCCTTCGGGCGGTTTTGATTTTGGAGATTGGAAATGATTAAAGAGAAACTGATCGAAGAGATAAAGAGCTTCATATTCTCGCGAGATGATATTGAGTATAAAACCGTTCGCTGGGGATGGTGTACGGATGCTAATCGAATAGAAAAATACTGCAAAAAATTCCGAGAAGCAGGGGTCCCACTGGGATTCACATGCGACAAGGGGAATGCAGAGTACCCTTCCAGAAACTTCAGATTCACGATCGAGAAGTATAACGAGGGGATGATCGAGAAAGCTCGTCGCATAATGCGTGAGATTGAAGCGGAAAAGAAGAAATGAAGCGCAAGAGAAAGCCCGCCAAACCCTATCGCGGCTACTGCACCTTCCCCTTGGTTGGTGCAGATACTCGTGACGAATTTCAGGAAGCGGCGGAGATGTTCGGCGACTTCGCCGACCCCGTGAAACGCAAGCGCATCTTCGACAAGCCGCGCAAATACCGCTTCGAGATTTGGCTGAAGCTACACGGCAAGCCGGAATACGAAATCCGTGAAGCCAAGATAACGAGCGAAGGCGTAACCCGTGAGAACCTTAGCCAGATCTTGTACGAGGTGGCCATGCAGGGGCTACAGGATTTGGACGGGCTGGAAGAAGTGAACGGCGAGCAGTCCATCATCAAGATTATTATTTGAAAGGGGAAACATGACCAACACCTTTTTAACCCGCGAAGAAATCATCGAACTGACCAGCCGCAAGCAGCCGAAAAAACAGGCCGAAACCCTGCGCAAAAACGGCATTCCGTTCTTTACCAATGCCGCAGGCTACCCTGTTGTCAGCCGCAGCGTGCTGGAAGGCAAACCGCAAAAACATAAGCCGGACAAGCCCAGGTGGCAGCCGGCAGTCTAGGAGGGAGTAATCATGGGCAGGAAACGAAGCGCCAACAGCAACCTGCCGGATAGAATGCTGGCGCGCAGACGCACCCGAAAAAACGGCAAGACCACCGTCTATTACTACTACGACGGGCGGGAAGATGGGCGGCGCAAAGAAATCCCGCTTGGCACGGACTACATTGCCGCCGTCCAAGAGTGGAGCAAACTCGAAGCAGCCAAACTGCCCAAGTCCGCCCGTGTTACCTTTCCTGTTGCAGCCGAACGCTACCTGCAGAATATCATCAGCCACCGCAGCCGCAACACCATTTCCAGCGCCAACAACGCCGTGCGCAAGCTGTCTAAGTTTTTCGGCGGAGAGAACCCGGCGCCACTGGATGAAATCGAACCGGCACATGTCCGCCGTTATCTTGACTGGCGCAAAGACACCCCAGGCGGCGCTAACAACGAAATCGGTTATCTCAGCGCCATCTTTAACTATGCCAGAGAGCAGGGTTGGACAAGCAAAGAAAACCCCTGCCGCAACGTCAAGAAGCACAGCAAGAAGCGCCGTGAGGTTTATATTGAGGATTACCTGTATCAGGCCGTCTATCAGGCTGCCAGCCAGCAGATGCGCGATTTAATGGACATTGCCTACATCACCGGCCAGCGCCCTGTTGATATAGTCGGCATTCACAGCAGCCACATCCACGAAGGCATCCTACATATCAGCCAGCAGAAAACAGGCGCTAAGCTACGCTTTGAAATCAGCGGCAAGCTCAAAGAAATCATCGACCGTATCCACCAAGATAACGGCTACCTGTTTCTCAACAGCCACGGGAAACCACTATCCCGCGCCGCCCTAAGCAGGAAATTTTTAGAGTTGAGAAAAACCGTCATGCAGCAGCGGCCTGAACTGGCGGAAGAGTTGTCCGCATTCCAATTCCGCGACTTGAGAGCTAAAGCCGCCACGGATATTTACCTGGCTGCCGATACCCGCAGCGCTTCCGACCAACTTGGCCATGCCTCTGAGCAGATGACAAAAATCTATATCCGGCGCGGTAAAATCCTCAAGCCGCTGAAATAGTGTTTTGCGGAACGCCGCTAAAAATTGCGGAAATATAATGGCTGCCAAAAGATGAATTCTATTTATGCAGTATGTATTTATCTATGGCAGCCATCTTGATGATTGATTATGTGATAAAATAACGCGTTTTAATCGATTGGGCTTTAAATCTCCATGAGCAGCACCCACGACCACCGGTTTGCCAAAGAAACTATCCCCGTCAGCCTCGAAGAGGAAATGCGCAAAAGCTATCTCGATTACGCCATGTCTGTAATCGTCGGCCGCGCGCTGCCCGATGTACGCGACGGCCTGAAACCCGTGCACCGCCGCGTGCTCTACGCCATGCACGAGTTGAAAAACAATTGGAACTCGTCTTATAAAAAATCCGCCCGTATCGTGGGCGACGTTATCGGTAAATACCATCCGCACGGCGATTCCGCGGTGTACGACACCATCGTGCGCATGGCGCAGCCCTTCTCCATGCGCTATATGCTGGTAGACGGCCAGGGCAACTTCGGCTCGGTGGACGGCGACGGCGCGGCAGCCATGCGTTACACCGAAATCCGCATGGCGAAAATCGCCCACGAAATGCTGGCCGACATTGAAGAAGATACCGTAAACTTCGGCCCGAACTACGACGGCAGCGAACAAGAGCCGCTGGTGATGCCCACCCGCTTCCCCGCCCTGCTGACCAACGGTTCGGCCGGTATTGCCGTGGGCATGGCCACCAACATCCCGCCGCACAATTTAGGCGACACGGTGGATGCCTGCCTGCAACTCTTGGCCGATCCCGACACGTCTATCGACGCGCTCATCGACACCATCAAAGCCCCAGACTTCCCCACCGGCGCCACCATTTATGGCCTCGCCGGCGTGCGCGAAGGCTACCGCACCGGCCGCGGCCGCGTGGTGATGCGCGGCAAAACCCACATCGAGCCCATCGGTAAACACGGCGAGCGCGAAGCCATCATCATCGATGAAATCCCCTATCAGGTAAACAAAGCCAAGCTGGTGGAAAAAATCGGCGAGCTGGTGCGCGAGAAAACGCTGGAAGGCATTTCCGATTTGCGCGACGAATCCGACAAATCCGGTATGCGCGTGGTCATCGAACTGAAGCGTAATGAAAACGCCGAAGTCGTGCTCAACCAGCTCTACAAACTCACCCAGCTGCAAGACAGCTTCGGCATCAATATGGTGGCCCTGGTCGACGGCCAGCCGCGCCTGTTGAATTTAAAGCAGAT